TTTCATTTATAATATTTTGATAAAATATATGAGCGATTATACGAACCCTTTTGAAACAAAACCAATTGAAAAAGTGAAAAATGATATTCACGAAATCAATAGAAACATTAATAAAATCAAAACGGACTTAATATCGATGAGAGCTGATATATCAATCATTAAAGACTTTATCAAAGAACGAGAAAGAATAAATCAAGAGAACAAAGATATTTCTACTAGTTGGTTTTGGTAAAATAAAATCTATAATATAATAAATGGACGATATATCAATATTACTACCAACGTACAATCGCAGAAAGTTTTTACCATTCATTATAAGAAATCTTAAAGTGCAAGATTATCCACATAAAAAATTACAACTAGTTATATATGATGATGGAGATGAACCACTTATAGAAGATTATAATACATTTAAAGAAGCAATAAAACCAATAAGATTAAAACTCGTAAGAAATAAAAAAAGAATAAGTATTGGAGAAAAAAGAAATCATTTAATAGAACATGCAAACAATAACATCGTAGTATTTATGGATGATGATGATTTATATGAATCAACATATATATCACATTCACATCATGTACTAAAAACAAATAAAGCTGGTTGTGTGGGATGCGACAAAATGATATTCATTTATTCACCATATACTAATAAAGATTTTTATGCTCTTAATGCGAATCATAAAAGTTTAATACATGAAGCAACTATGATGTTTTATAAATCTTGGTACAATAAAACAAAAGGTTTTATAAACTGTAACCGAGCAGAAGGTTTAGGTATTACTCAAAGTTGTAAATTAAAATCAATCGCTTTAACAAATCCTTTTAAAACTATGACGGCTGTGGTTCATGGAGATAATACAATTGTAAAAGATAAGTTTAAAACGGAGACAAACAATTTAGCAGATATGTCTATTGACAAAAAAACAACCGATTTTATTACTTCGGTATGTACTTAATTCTCTCGCTATAGTTTCTCACCTCTTTAAAATTATCACTCCATCCGTCTCGCTGTGTTATATGTATTGGTAAGATACAATACCAATTATCTTTTTTTTGTAATGTATGAATATATACATCATTATTATAATTCATATTTTCGGGTTCTTTTTTTTTCAATTCAATACTTTCTTTAAGATGATTTATTAAAGTATCGTAATAATGAGATTTAACAATATAAGCATGGAGACAATAAGCACGAGATACTTTTGCTAAATCCTTCTCTACTTCTTGAGGTTTCACAAAGTTCCAACAACCTAAATATAAAACATCAAAATCAGTTTTAATATATTTATTAAACTTCTCAATACATTTCTTTTTACTTTCTATTTTAATATCATCCTCAAATATTATTACATAATCCCACCCCAACTCTTTAGCCTTTTCCAAACAAGCAATATGCGATAAAGCACAACCAACCAAAGGTATTTCATGAGTAATACCATTAAATCTATTTGGTTTTTTAATTCCAAGTTTCTTAAGTTCTTGTCTTGTAATGACATCTCTTTCTTTTCTATGTTCTAGATTAATGTAAAAGTTCTGGTTCATTTATATTATTTAAAATATAAAAAAAATATATATTATACTTATAAATGGATAAAGCCCCACCAAAAGTATTCAAAGTAAAAGATCCCGATCCCGATGATAAGTTTGCTGACATACACCCACACTTACCTCAACCACCTTCACTATTATTAATTGTTGGTTCAGTAAAACAAGGTAAATCAAATTTGCTGGTTAATCTATTATGCAATCCCGAAATGTATAAAGATAAGTTTGATATTGTAAAGATTATATCGAATACTTTGAATGCTGACCCTAAAGGTAAACTCATGAATAAATATTTTGAATGTGAAGACCATTACAACGATGAGATGATTACATCCATTATAGAAAGTCAAAAGAAATATGAAGATTTTGAAAGACCAAGTATAGCATTAGTACTAGATGATATTTTAACAAAAGATTTTAAGAAAACAAATGCCGTATCATTTTTAGCAACAAGATTTAGACATTATGGTATTGGTTTACTTGCTTTCACAACACAATCGTTTCGTGCTGTTAGTGGTTTAATTCGTAATAATGCTACTGATGTGATTATCATGAAACAGCAAAATAATAAAGAGTTAGAAAAGATAAATGAAGAATACGGTGATTTATTCCCTAATATATTTATGGATTTATATAAGAAAGCAATAGAAGACCAACCTTATTCATTCTTATATTTAGATATGCAAACAAATCCCGCATCAGCATATATTAGATTCGAAACTAAAATTGCTGACGGAGATAAAAAACTTTTTTAAAAAATTAAATAATAAAATTATATTACTATATTATAAAATGGATTTATATGGATCGGGAGCAAGTATTTCACAAGCGAACTCACAAACTCAACAAGCGAGGGAGATGAACCAAGCAACCCAAGATTTTAATAATTCTCTTGCGGAGCAGTTAGATACTGCTAATTTAGAACAAGATGAGGATAGAACTTCTAAATTACAAAAGAATATTTTAAGTGGTGCTACTGCTGGTGGTAAATTAGCGGCTATTGGTAAAAATCAAAAAACAAGAAAAGCACAATTTAGTAGTTTTGGAGATTTCGAAGAAGTACCAATAACAAAAGAAGAAACATTAGCAAGAGAAGTGGGTGCTGAAAGAGCACCATTAGTAGAACCACAATTAAACGAATCTCTTGAGAATGTTGGACGAGAAGGTGCTACAACTGAAACATATACAGCTGAAGGTAAATTAGCAGAACAAGAGGCAGCAAAAGCAAGTGAAGTTGCTGGTAGTGCTGGTGCTAAATCTAGTGCTGAAGTTGCTGCTGAAGGAGTAGCGAAGTTTGGATCAAGAGTAGCAACAGTCGGTAAAGTTGGTATTGCTGGATTAGGAGGTGGTATGGATGCTTTAGCAGACATAAATAGATTAATGGAGGGTAAAACTGATATGGATGTTTTTGGTTCTAATAATTATTCTCGTGCTGGTAATATTGCTAATCTCGTTGGTTCAACATTAGAAGTTGCTGGTGTAGCTAGTGGTGGTATTACTCCTTGGTCTCTTGCATTAGAAGGGACTGGTGCTTTGATTAGTTTAGGTGGTGCTATTACTGAAGGTATTGGAGAAGAAAAAGCGGCAGATGTCAGTAAAGAAACAGCAGAAGAAGATATTACTTCTCAAACGAGAGGTGAAACAACTGCGGATCTTGTTACTCAAGCTGTAGGACGAACTCAATAAAGTTTTTTTTTATTTTTTTTTAATTTATTTATTAAGATTTATTTTATATTAGTATATTATAAAATGAGTTCTTATTGGCGTAATGATGAAAAGATCAAAGTTTCACAAACCCAAGTTTCTATCCCATCAACCAACGGGCAGTCCTATTCGGGCACGGCGGGTCAGTCGGGTCGAAGGGTAGATTTTGAAATCCCCCCAACTGTTAAGTTTCTAGATGGTAAAAATAGTTATTTACAGTTTGACGTTAAAGTTGCTGTTCCAACGGGAGATGTTCCAACACGCCTTCATTTAGATCCGTTTATTGGAGGTCAATCATGTATTAAAAATATTCGTATTTATTCGGGGTCTCGGGCTGTTCTTCTAGAGGAGATTACTGAATATAATGCAAAGGTTCAAATCCAGTATTCATACAATCAAGATGAATCTATGAGAAAGATGAGAGCATTAAAAGAAGGTTCACTTGTAGATACAATTGAAACCCGAGGCACACTTGGTACATCAGTATCTAACAATATTGATTTATCTACTAACCCATATTACAAACCCGTTGGGACTGTTCCCGCTGCTCGTGATTGGGGGACGGAGGATGACTTCCTAACTGCTAAACTATCTCTACCAATCCATACGGGTATGTTTGCTGATGGTGGTGATAAGATATTCCCAGTTATGATGACAAATGGTTTATTTATTGAGGTTGATTTAGAAGACCCCGCAAGATTTATTAAACAGTTAGATAGTGTTAATCGTAATCGCCGTCTAAAACAAAACCCAGTATTTCATGGTATAGATGATGCTGGGGCAGCATTACCAATTGATAATGCTGATAATAAAACTACAATATTTTTAGGTAAACAAAATAATATGACTTCAGTTGAGAATTGTCCTTTTGTGAAAGGTGAAAAAGTTGGTATTTGTAGTATTACTGACCCTCTCCAAGAATGTGCTTTGACGCAGACGGGAGCTCAAAACTATCCCGTAATTACTGATATTGCTATGGATAATGGATATGTAAAACTTACATTTGCTAATTTCCAAAATAGCAATAGTGGTACTGGATTAGAAGCAACCTCAAATAACTTTGTTCTTTTCTCTGCTGCTCTAGACCAAAGACGAGTTCAAGCTGACGACACATCGGTAGAATTAATCGCAAAGAGAACCTCATACCCCGCAACGGTTCAGTTTTCTAACATGGAGATTGTAGCACAGCAAGTAGGAGTTGACCCGAGATATGAAGCTGGTATGATGAAGAAGATGAGGGATGGGGGTAGTATTGAGATAGATATTCCAAGTGTTACTAATTACAAACATTCTCTATTATCAAGCAATCGTAATGCTACAGTCAATCTTGCTGTTTCTAATACTCGGGCTAAATCTATGATATGTATGCCGAGTGATGCGAAGGTATTGAATACTGCTGAATTAATTGGTGGTCTTCGTGCTTGTTATGATGAAGAAGTTAATACGATGGATGGACGCCTTCATTCAATCCGTTCGGGACAAGTTGGTATTATAGACCAGTTGACTTCTTATCAAATGGTAGTGGATGATAAACTTGTTCCTTCAAGACCTATTGTTGTATCTAAAATTAATAAGGGTACATCCATAGCGGCACAGCCACTTATCGAATTAGAAAAAGCACTTAACCAAGCTGGGATAGTTCCAAGGTCTTTTGTAGATTACAACCGTAATTTTTTAATAGGAAAATGTTATGCATTAAACGATGGTGTAGCAAATCTCAATAACAAATCTAATCAGCTACAACTATTATATAATGAAACTGCTGCTGATGGTAGTGATAGAAGCCCGAGCCACAACAAGCTTCTCTACTGTTTCATGTTCCACCTCCGTAGAATTAGTATCAAGGGAGATTCAGTTATGGTTACTTTGTAAATATTTTTCTATTCATCTTTTTTTATTTTTTATTTTAAAATTATTTT